AATGTATATGGAATATAGAGCTTCCCTGTCACATCTAATGTGAGATTCTGAACTTCCACTGTCTCATTCACTCTTGTCACATACACACAACTCCAAATTTTTTGTTCTCCGGATAAATGAATCAATTTCAAAATATTATCAGGAATCGTTGCAATTCTTGACTCACCCGCAATAGTTGAACCCTGAGAAAGTTCAATCTGTCCACTAACATTTAACAACCCTGAAAACCTGTTATATGAGCAGTTCCATGAACCTTTCGTGTAGTTAGGAAGTCCAGTATTATGAATGTTAGTTCCCTGAACCCACTGATTACGCGTGTTAATGTCTGCGATATTGTGATCATTCTGATTTGCTTTGTTCAGTGCTGAGGTTGCCGTATTTGATGCGTTCTGAATAGATGTGTCCTGTTGTGCGTTCTTTGTTTTTAAACCGGCAATATCTGCACTGTTAGCGGTCATAGAATCATTTAACTTCTGCACATTTTTTGATGCATCTGACGCAACAGCCTGAGCTGCACCCGCTGCACTCGTTGCTTTGCTCGCGGAATCTGCGTTCGCTTTCAACTGGGTGTCGATTTTTAACATATCACTGTTATAATCACCAAGGTAAGTAGGTTTGTCCGTTCCGATATACTGTGACAATTTATAGTTTGTTGTTTTGTTTGTGCTACTCATAATAATCTCCTTACATTAATATATCTTTTGCTGTGTTATCAAACGTGTATGTCGTCATATTGTAACCCGCAAAGGTATTACACGTTAGTGATGTTAGGCCATCAAACTCGTTAACTGTAATTGGTGCGTTGCTGTGTAATTCAGCCAATTGATAAATCACATCTTGAAAGAATACGTATTCACCTGTGAGTGGTGAGAACATATATAACTGACTTGACGGGATTAATTTGCACCCGGCGTATAAATCAAAATCGTGTGCCATCATGCTTAGTGCTTCAAAACTATTACAGCTCAGCTCCAAACCGTCAAATTCATCGCAAGTTATTCCGCAATATCTCGCTGAGTCATAAATATCACCAAGAATTTTACATATATTGTCATATTGTCCTGTGACAGGATTATAACACTGTATATTCTCGCAGAGGTACTTGTCAACATAATCAATTAATCTATCAATTTGCTGATTGATGTATGAATACGTTTCAGCGTTTAGACGGTACATGGTTTTTGTCAACTCTGTCAATGATTTCGAAATATCATCTATTTTCTTGTTTATTGATACTTCGAGTTTTGTTATTTTTTCGTTGTAATCAGATTCAACAATAGTTATTTTTCTGTCAACATACCCTTTAAATTCAGCAACTTGTGTGTCTACATACTTTTCAAGGGAATCTATTTCACTTTCAAGTGTTGCTTTTAATTGAGCGATTTGCGTGTCCGTGTAATTTTTGTATGCATCCGTATAGTCATTGATAGCTGAAATGCATTCATTTATTTTTTTTTCAAGATAACACAGAACCTCATAGTATGACTGTTTGTTATTGTAAACTGATGGCAGATTACAACAACTTAACTTGATTAATGGTGTTATTTCCATTTTTATCACCTCACTTTTTTCACCACACTTGCATAAATAGTTTTCTACACCGTTTCAATAGTATTGTGTTGATCAAATACACACCCTCAGAAATTGCACTAAAATACTTATCACTATTACGTGTGTCTGTTTCACTCTCAGATAGTGTGCGTTTTGTGTTGCCTACACGGTTGCTATCACTTTGACCGGAAGAATTTGTTGTTGTATTTGTGGTGTTGTTTGTTGTCGCTTCGCCTCTATCCATTTCAGATGCATAGTCATTTGTGCTAATTGTGACCTGTGGGTTATCTGAATGAATAGACTGCGAGTTTTGCTTCTGATTTGAAGTATCTGTAGATACTGCATCTTGCTTCACATCTGTGTTACTTGTCTCTGTGTCGTTTATGTCTTCATTGTGTTTCATCACCCTTTCTCCCGCAACGTTAGGCATACCGCCAAGCAATCTATATTTTTGTTCCATTTCTTCCATGCTTTCACACATCAATCCTTTAAAAAATTGTTTGTGCATTCCTAACGTTTCTTGTCCTATTTCATTATTCAAATACCTTGTTAAGTATGCGACCATAAATTCAGATTTTCCATCACCTGTGTTGTTATACCAAGGGAATGAGAAGTCGAAAAAAGCGTTTACGCCATTCTCAACCAGTTCATCCGGTGATAGGCTCTCCGAGTTTGGTACAATGTTTTGGAGTATATTGTATATAGTTGTGGTATACTTACTCAATAACATCACCCTTTCTGTTAATATTTGGCGTAAACTGACCCGGGGCATTTACTGGCGTTGGTAGATTCGATCTAAATTCCACTTTCGCGTTCCACCCGAATAATTTGTTGCATGCATCAACTGCGCGTTCTCTCAGTGCAAGTGCTAGATTTCGATTACCCTCTGTGTGACCGTTGTTCCCGGCAACTTCATCGGATATCAGTCTTTCTCTTTTTTCTGAGGGGTTCGATTCATAGCCAAGATCAGTTAGTACACGACCCCACAACACTGTAAGTTCATCTTCCAACTTGTCAACAACATAAGGCGCGCCTAATGTGATAGCTTGTAAATTCTTAATATTAATTGTGTCGCTAATTTTAATCACCGGAACATAGTTGGAGTATTCTTCACCTAATACCTGATAACTTAGTTTTTCGTCATCAGATGAAACAATTACAACAGGTGTACGTTGACTAAACATGTTAATGTCACGTGTACGCCACACATCTGCCATAGTTTTTGCGTACAGACAAGCCGTATAATAATATGGAAATGCTGTGGCACTATCCCACATAATAATGGAATTTTCTTTTCCGTATTCTTTCATGTATCCGTTATTTGCATACGCCCATCTATCCTGTGGAACGTTGTATATATCATACATTCCTGATAAATTCACTTTCATAAAGGCAAAAGCGTCTGCTACATCATCATAAATGAACGACCCCAATCCGTGAAAAAACATTACGCGTTCTATAAAGAATGGTTCAATTGATTCGGGTAACCCTGTGTATTTGAATCGATTAATAAACAAGTTCATGATACTGTTAAAAAAGTAGAATTCAGTGATGTCTCGCTCGTTACACGGTTGATTTATCTTCTTTTCGTATACCCGGTAAGGGTTTTTCACTGTACCCATACTATCACCTCTTTTCTAATTGTTTGGCAGTGAATAGTTTCCGATATCGTCTGTATGCCACAGTGTAACACCACGGTTGAAAATAGATCTAATCTGTTGTAGTTGTGCAAGGTCAACTACACCAGTAAAACCACACCCGGCAGTTTTTACGTAATTCCATGTTGATCGACTGTGTATGTTTGGTGTTGTGACTCTATTGATTGGATACCCGTACACGTCAAAGAATGAGTCAATCACCCTTGCAAATTCTTCCTGGCACGACATAACGTAGAAACTGAATCCAGTTAAAGAGCACGCAACGTTCACATTCTCAGAAAGTGATTTACCGTGGACAGATGCCGGAACAACAGATTTGTCTCTAAGCTGTGCCAATAATGACATAGTACCCTGTATTGCACTAGCAGAACCTGATGCCACTTGAGTTCCACCAACAGCTCCACCTGTGGCTATTGCGGTTATTGCACCAACAGGTGCTTGCAATGAGTCAGCTACAATAGACGTAGCTTGAACAGCCAGTGCGCCCTTATTCTGAGCAACCCACGCTTTGAATGTATCGGACTGGAAAGCACATTGTGGAAATCCTGATATCACTAATGACTCAGAAAATAAACGGTTCACACCCTTATAATTTGACGGTGACACTAAGACCTGTGGTAAGGTACACATTGCACCGACTATTTCAAAGTCAATACTGTGATCGGCATTGTTCGATAATTCAAACTTATAGACATTTGCCTGACCCTCGTTATTGTCCACCATAGCGTAACAAAATGGGTAGCTATATAACTTGTTGTTGCGTGGAATATAACCACCGAAAATATCACCTTTGTTTAGCGGTAGCTTGAATTCTGTCCGGTTTGAGTCATCACCCTTTATCGCGTTAATGCATATTTGAGGTGCCATGAATATAGCCATAATATCGTCAACAATACCCTCTTCCGTGTATTGTTTGATTAGGTTGTTTACAGTTTCCACGTCTTTGACACTGTAATGACCCAACGATCCTGTTCTATATATTCCGTTAACTACTGACCCATCAAAAGGTTCTCCGGTTGTTCCCTCTGAAACATAGACACAGATGTCCATGTTGTACAATGGATATAGATAGGAATTTGCCACTACCGACTCTCCTGTCTCAAGGTTTACGGGTATCTGATTTGCCCCGACTCTGTCCTGACTTTTTGGAATATGTTGCCATTCGACAAAGCACGGTTTCACTTTCAACTTATACCAGTTACATTGAAAAACATCCAGTTCAAATATGATTCTAGTTGTACGCGCTGATCTCCACTCTATTGATGTAATGAAGCAGAATACCCATTCATCATGTAACCCATAGTTGTTGAACGCTAAGTAGTTGAGATCAAGCGCAGACATTTCAGTGAATGGTACTTTCACGTCAAGTGACCCAACTCGAATCGGTGACATTTCATCTAACTCACTGGAGAGGTTAACTCTCCAGTTTTCAAGATGATTTAACAAGTCCTGTGTTGAGTTGTATAATCTGACGTGATTATACGAATTATCCCATGGAACACCTCTATACAGTCTTAATTGTGTTTGTGGTGCGCGTGCTACAACGTTCGCCTGTGTGGGCATTGGAATCATGTTTACTCACCCCCCCAATAAAAGTTTTTTCCAGCTCAACTGTGTTTGAAACTAACCCGCTTTCGTAAAATTTACGGTTGTTTTCACTGACTCATCCGGTCTGTAAACAATCTCAACAACAAGTTTTGCTGATGTTTCATCTGAACCAACGTATAACTGATCTGTACCTGGCAAGATGTATGTATCTTTCGAAGTTGCACCTGAAACACTATAACTCAAAAGTTTCTGATGATATGTGCCTTTTCCACCTGACACGGTTGCCGGAATACCGACCACTGTACCCGGTGTGTACGTTCCATCTTCCGCGGTAATAGTTAATGTATCTGTAGCTACCTGATCTGTGGTGAACACTCTGATCGGGTAGAACGGTGACGCGCTAATCATTTCCACCATAGTGTAGAAATAATTCCATGCAAGAACATTTGCGAGTCGCTGATCGCTCATTTCACGGAACTGATCTCTTACATTGAAAAATCTAATATCCATCAACACACCCTGAATCGCTGAGTTCTCGAACTTGTCAACAATTACGGTTCTAACATCCATCTGTGCTTTGTCAAGATGGAACGCATAAGCCAGTGCGTCAACACTAATCTGCGCGTTAACTTTCGGTGTTGTGATGAAAATGAGGCTGTACGGTTCAGATGTTGAAGTCGCACCCGCAATGTTGTTAGCCGGGTTCGGGAATTTAAATTCATCTACTGCGGATTTTACTTCTGAAAGCATTCTTTTAGCAGACGCTTCATCCAAAACAGATGGAACAGTAACAGCCGGTAAAATCTGTTGCTTATATCCACTGTCAATCATGCCTTTCATAGCGTTGTATTCATCCCAGTTCGCGCCGGATACGGCTGACTGCATTTTCATCCCCATCATGTCGCGAATTCCGTATTCTGTCAAAAATGCTGACCGCAAGTTATCGAATGTTACTGTAACTGGGTACTGCATATTTAGATTGACCTTGTGGAACACGGTCATAATATACGACTGATACTGCTGAAATGCAGACTCGTAGGATTCACGTGGGTCGTACAATTTCCCTTTGCACATATTTACAAAAGTTTCTTCGTGCGTCATACCATAACGCATAGGATCTTTTTTGTACATAGCAAGAGGGTTTCGCCAAGCTGTTGAGTCCACAGTCTGTAGTCCGATTCTCTCAAGTAGAGATGGAATAATCTGATTTTTACCTTGTGAATAACTCATCATAGCTGTGAAAATCTCAGACAAATTGCTCTGAGTCACCTCAGGCAGTCTGTTTTCAAGCTCATACTCTGACCTCATTGCATTTAAAATTGCTACATTAGTTGCTTTTGTTGCCATGTTTAGTCTCTCCTTTCATTACTCTGTTTCCCCGGAAAAGTCCAAGTCTTCCAGTTTCGGGACAGTTTCAGGCGCAATTGGTTTCTCGATCGGTTTTTCCAATGCTCCACTATTCTGTGCCATGATTTCCTCTTTGAACCGTGTTTTATACTTTTCAGCGAGATCGTTATATTTTGCTTTCCATGTGGTTTCATCTTCCGTAGGTGTTCTTAAAGTTGTGAGAGCTTCGTCAAACTCCTCAACATTTTCAAGAGCATCAATAATCTGTGTTAACGCTTCTTCTCTTGTCATACTCTATTAGCTCCTTTCCATTGTGGCATAGTGTATAACCACAATTTTGATTTCTTTTTCTTTTTCGGGTGTGGGTTGTTTGGGTTAAATTTTTTTAAATATTCGTACCACTTGCGCGCGTTTTTTCGCCTATCATCCTCGACTTCGACTCCGGCACGCTCAAAGTTTTTTAGAAACACACTTGCAAGATATTCAGGCTCATCCATAGCTTTTTTAAATTCCGACCACGACATTTTATATTGTGAAGTTGGAATCCACTGACCGGATGGCTCAGTCTGCGTATCCAACCACAAACACTGACCGTCACCATCATCAATCTCGAATCCCCGGCTTTTCGCCCAGTTTGTATAGTTTGTTGCGGGTGTCCACTGAGCGAGTCCGAAACCTAGACTATAATTACCCTGATCTAAGTTTTGCCACAATCCCGGGTTGATATTGGATTCTCGCTCAAAGTTGCCAAGCATACCCGCAACAGCGTTTAGAGTAAAACCATACCCCCACATGATAGAATAAAATACATAAGCATTGTTCTGCATTTCTTCCTCTGTGAGATAGTTATTTTTTGCAATCCATTTAAGTTTTGTAGCTTTCCCTAACCTATAGAGGTCAGTGTAGTAATCAACCCCGGTCACAAAGTTATTTATGGAAACCTGTTGTGCAAGCGGAACATTCGCTGTGTGTGCACCCATTGTAATGCCACCATTGTCCGCTGGTTCATAACACATTTCTGTATGTTGACGTGTTGCGCTGCGAACAACTAGAATGTCACCCGCTTGCCACGGAACAGCGTCTGTTTTGTAATGTTGTGCACCAAGGTCTAGCAAATACTGACCCATGGTGGCTGTTGTGAACCAAGGATTTTCTTGAAAATACCCGGCTTGCGTTAATGCCTGTGATATTAATGAAGAGCAATCATAATACGTGATCCCGTTTACATTCTGTCCACGCCGATATTTTTGAGAATATCCAATGTTAGGCGCATTACACGCGTTAATCATCCATGTGTATGCTGTGTTAATAGACGGCATATCACCACAACCTTATAGTCTGACCTTTGTAGATCAAGTTAGGGTTCGCGATTCCGTTTAGGTTAGCAAGCGTCTGATAACTCGTATTATACCGTGATGCAATGTCAGACAATGTATCACCTGACCGCACTGTGTAATACTGTGAAATATTTGATGCTTGTGAACTTGACGCAACTGCCAACACCTGACCCGGATGAATAATGTACGGTGAGTGTATACCGTTTCTATTTGCAATATCAAGCCACGAAACACCAAGTCTTTTTCCAATGGTATATAAACAATCGCCAGTTTTTACTGTGTACGTTGTGACACTTTCCGTGTTCGTGTTTGATGGATACGCACCGGAAATTGTAAGAACCTGTCCGGGGTAAATCAAGTTCGGGTTCGCGATGCCGTTCAGTTCAGCAAGATATTTGTATGTTGTGTTGTATCGTTGTGCAATACGTGACAACGTATCACCTGATCGCACTGTGTAATACACAACACGATCTTCTGCTTTGTGGTTTGGCTCAGACGGTTTATAGTTATCTGACGCAACATAACCCGCTAATTTATCCCATTCTGCGCTACCACCATAAAAAATATCTAAGTCTAAATTTTCCGACCATCCACGCAAGCGACCTGATGATGTATATTGATATAATACTGTGTTGTCATAAAACTCACCAAGTGAACCACGTAACGGTGGGTTGTCTACGAACCCATAAATCGTGTTATACCCCGAATAATAACCCGCGTTCCATAAGGAATAATGCTCTGACACTGATGTCCAGTCGTATCTATGAATTACGCTGTTTGACATATAGATCACAGGTTTCACACCTGTCATATTATAGACAGCGTCTAGCCAGTCTTTCGCCCATCCGACACCTTGATCGACTGCGGATGCCTCGTAATCCAACACCAACACAGAATGCCCGATATAACCGGAAATGTGATCAACGAAATACTTAGCTTGTGCAATTGCGTCACCCTTTCTCGCGAAATGGTACACACCCGTCTTTTTTCCGCTGTTCTTTGCGTCTTGATACACTCTGTCACAATCAGGGTTAACATAACTTGTGCCCTCTGTTGCTTTTGCGATTACGAACTCAACATCATGCATCTGTGTTACGTCAATCCCACGTTGCCAGTTAGACACGTCTATACCGTTCATATTTGCACTCGCTGTGACTGGTAGTGAAACAACAAGCATAACAGAGAGGAATAATGCAATCAGATCCTTACTTTTTTTCATCCACATTCACCTCACTGTCTAGCTTATCGCACAGTTTCTGTAACACAATGGTGTTATTATTGAGCGCGTCTGCCATTGTCTTGATCTCTTCTGCGTGAGATTCTGACAACTGTTTGAGCTGTTCGGAGTCCTTGTCACGTGTGTATTTCTGATAATACATGAGTACACCGCAACACACGATCGGAAATCCGACCATTGAAACAGCGTTAATGACTGTGTTAATAGTGTCCATAAATTCACTCCTTTCTCTGTGACGTTTCACGTGAAACACGAATCAAGATGTTTCACGTGAAACATGAATCAAAACAAACGATTAAACGAATAAGCAATGCCTTAATCGTTAAACACATTATAGCAAATTAAAATAGCGGTGTCAATCATAAATTGGTTGAAACCGCTATTTTTTTCTGCCCGTGACCTCTAAGATAAATCAAAGGGTGCGTTACTCCACCCACACCGGTTGGCTACTTGCCCATTAACGCGTCCGGCCGTGGTCAGTGATTCTACTCAAAGAGGGGAGCAATCTTATAATAACACAATTTATTATGTATGTCAACCTATAAAAAAGATAGCATGTCTAGCATCATATTTTTACAAGTGAGGTTTTGAAAACGCATCAAACCGCGGTGAAAATAATTTCGCAACGCTATAATAATATAGTTACTACTGTTCACCATCACTGCGCGATCGTCAACAACGTCTGTGTAGTTGAAACAGACACGACGTGGGAATGTTTCGTCCGCTCCCTCTGACACGTAAATGCAACTGCTGTATTTCCTGACATTGTACCACACTTCATTGTAGCGTATCGAAAGCATATACTCAGATACACCGCCAGGTCTAGCTATTAAAGCGTCATTGTCATTTAAATATACGTTCTGTGACGCGTGCGAAAAGTATTTCGAGCCGGAAAATGCGCGGTTAAAAGCTGAACTCTCAAATGCTTTACTTGCGTTCTCGTTGTAGGTTCTTTCGTATACCCAACCATCCCCTCGCAATATTTTTGTGTCACGCTTTAGCATTTTATTAATTCCCAATGCCTGATAATATGGATTAAGAATTGATACGGTATTACTCGCCATGTATAAAGGAACGCGCCGACTCTGCTTTCCATCACCACGCGCAATAGATGTGTGTATTGACATTAACTTATCTATTTCATTCGGAAGATAGTTATTTGACTCGTCTTGGTACTCGTCAAAAAACCCGTGAGCAACTTGCACAAAAATAGAAGACATTCGCTTTATTTTTCCTGATAATGACAGTGGCAAGCACCAACCGCAAGGTTTGTCATCTAACAACAACTGCACCACAGCACCGTCAAACAATTTCTTCTCCGTCATAATGTGACCATTATAAAACAAACGGCGAATATCGGTAAAAAACGAGTCAGACATAGATTGCATATCTGTTTTATAACGGTAAATCAAATAAAACTGGTTAACGTCAGTCTTTTCTTTCAAAAACGTATCTATTAACCTCCGTTTAAACGACACTGTTTTTCCCGCTGTTCGGTTTCCGTCTGCAATGTATATATCAGGATTTTTTCCGTTACGGTCTTTTAAAGTTAATAGGTAATTACAATCATAATACTGTTCCATGTGTAAACACCTTATACCTTTCTCCACCGGCTGTCACAACACTGTAACATTGTAAACCTTTTTTTCTGTCTGCATACGGTGTTACAGATCGTATGTATGGGTCATTGATAATGCGCATTAATGTGTCGTTGGGTATAATAGCCATATCTAATTTTTTTATGTTAATCATGCAGCCACCACTTTCTATGTGATGTTTCACGTGAAACATCTTGCAACATAATATAATTGAAAAGGACGGGTTTCCGTCCTTTCTGTTTATTCATCATATCTAGTTACAATGAGGTTTGTTCCGTTACCTTTTGCCAGTTTAATCTTTTCAAATTTTACGCTGATCCTCTTTTCCTCAACGTCATTACTATCTCCAACGATTGCGTTCAGATTTTTTAATCTGCCCTCGACAACTTTTGATGTGCCACTGAAAAGCTGTCCATTCACTTTTACAACAGAAATTGCAACTTTTTCCAGTTCTCCTGTTTCCTCGTTCACCCTTTCAGATTCCACGATACCGAAACCGTCAAGCACACCCTCTGCACACTGTTCAATTGCATCAATGAACCCAAGTCCTGAGCCTACATTTGCCATGTCCATTTTTGTAATATTGTGTAACATCACTAATTACCTCTCTTTCTTGAATTTCTGACTGCTTCAACCTCTTCCGGCGTAAGTACCTTATGTTCTTTCAATGTTGAGTGTGTAACAAAATCTTTTTCGCTCATTACACGCTTATCTGCATAGAACAAGCACTCGTTCACCTGAATAATAGCGTTTTTAAACATTTTACCCAATGCAATCTCAGCCTTTTCTTTTGAAGTACACTTCTCAATAGAAACCTCAACTTCTCTTGACTGAATCCCATGATCTGTTTTTTCCACTACTTCTGCTTTAACTTCTGCTGTGATATTTGTTCTTGTAATCATA